ATTCATAGCGAATCCTCTCGGTTACTGTTTCAACGTTTTAAACAAGAGGTCCCACTGATCTTTTGGGTTATTCCCTTGCTCTAGAGCTTCAATAATAGAACGCGTATTAACATCTTCTGGGATCTTGAAGTAGATATCCGCGTAAGTGCTATCAAAATCGCAATCCTCGTCGCGAATATACCACGGATGATCCGACATATCCTCAAAGATATGTTCGTATTCTTCGCGATTACCACCACCACAGCGAGTGTGAACAATAATATACTCGCCGCTGATATACACGTCGCGAAACCGTCCAAAGTCTTCGCGAGTTGCACCCAAAAGATCGAGTAGTTGGTCTGAATTTGGATTCATACCAAAGATCATATTATACAAAGACATCTTTTCGTTCCCCTCAAGCGCGAATGAAACGGCGGATGATTTTGAGCTCAGTCGGCGTCAACGGACCGTCAAAATGACCAGCGTAGGGAGTGCCGATCTGCGACAAGCGATCTGCCGTACGAGACAAGATGTTAGCCATCTTATCGTTCTTTTCGTATCGAGCTGCAGTCATCATGCGCTCAACAACTTCGTGAAGCTGAACAGTCATCTCAGTTCCTTTCTCATCTTATAGAAACATCTTAGCCTATTTTTGAAAATAAGTCAAGCCCTTTTTTCTCTGATTTTGGATAAAATGGTCAGCCGATTATGAAAACGGCGCAGCTGAGTGGCTTCGTCCACAAACCCAGACCTCAACGCCAGCCAAGCATCCAGCCGCGCATTATCCAGCCAGAGCTGGACTTGGGCTTGATCTGGTCTTGGATCGCGTTCAGGTCTGATGTTCGTCATCTTATCCTACTTACTAAGAGCAGCTACAAAAAAACTGAAAGTCAAACAGATAGCCAGCAAGATAGTAACATACAGGTTTCCCACAATGAGATACGCAGTTAGATTGCCAGCCATTGCAGCCAACCAAAGAGCAAACATTGGGTTTTCCTTTCAGTTACCGAATTTAGCCTTCAAACGCTCATACATCTTCCCTCTCCTCAGCCAGCCACCGCGATAGCGAAGGCAAAGGCATAAATCAGCGCAGCAAAGCCGAGACCACCAAGAACGCTAAGAATCGGAGTCATCGCGGTTCCTTTCTTTCTCAACCGAACAAAGACAAACGCTGACGATCAGCGCGATCCTTCAAGAATTCTGCGAAAATCTTTGTCTGTTTTTTGTTCAATTGCAAATGAACAGACAAAGAACCAACAAGAAGCTCGAGGTACCCAGCCTTAAAATTATCACCATCAAGATCGAGTTCTTGCGACAAACGGCGCAATTCACGATCGATTTCCGGATCAATAAGTTCGATTTTATCGGACTTCAGACCAATTTTTACAGACATCGCAGTTCCTTTCATCATCATATTCACATATTAGCTCCAATTTGAAAAAAAGTCAAGAGTTTTTAAATCTAATGATTTCAACGACTTAGCTGGACCGAGTTTCTAACCCATTGAAAAGCTTAGACAATAAAAATTCGTCTTTTTTGTGATTTTTTTAAATCTAATGATTTCAATGACTTAGCTGCAGCTGAAACCTAACCCATTGAAAAGGCTTGTTTTTATTTTTCTTGACTTTTTTTCAAAGTCGGGTATAATCACTAGTGTGAAAATGATAGGAGAAACGAAATGTCTGGCATACATCTGGTTCTTGATGGCAATCGTGGGGTGTATGTTCCCCATGAATTCGGCAGGATCGTGAAAGCTGGTATGTCCTGGGAAGGCTGTAATCCTGACGACATTGAGATTCTGGTACAGGGTCCGGAAGCCGAAAATTACTGGGAAGCCTGGCAGGACGTTATCAACAATGTTATTTTTGTCGATTCGAAAGGCAATCACTGGTATTTGTGGCAAGATGGCGACCTGTTCATGTACTGCGATCATCTTATGACCGATGAAGAGTATGAGAACTTCTTCGGTGAACCTCGCGAACAGGAAGAGGAGAATTCCAATGAGCAATGATACAACAATTGTTGATCCGCATTCAGAACGAGCAAGCAAGCTTGTTGAAAACAGAGAACGCGTAGAAAATGCTGTTGGAGATCTTTATCGTGCATTTTTTAGGCTCCGAGAGTCTGGTGAATTCCAGGTTGAGTATGATGCAATGACTACTCTTATCAATATGCTCCAACAAGATCGTCTTGCATTAATTCGAGAACACCAAGACGAAATTATTTTTTAAAAACTTCTTGACTTCTTATAGAAACTAAGTTATACTACCTTGTAGTTGAAACATCGGAAACAGAAAGGAAATCCGAACGTGGCTCACAATATCGAAATGATCAACGGTAAGGCTCAGATGGCATACGCTGGGGAAACGCCTTGGCATGGCTTGGGCACTCGAGTTCCCGATGACCTGACTCCCGAGCAGATGCTCGAGGCAGCTGGTCTCAACTGGGAAGTCGAGAAGGTTGAAGCCTTTGCTAAGGTAGCTGGTAAGAACGTATCTGTTAATCGTTCGGCGCTGGTCCGTAAGAGCGATAACAAGATTTTGGATGTGGTGTCCAACGACTGGAACCCTGTCCAAAATCTAGAAGCCTTCGAATTCTTCAATGACTTTATTGCCGAGGGCGATATGGAAATGCATACGGCTGGTAGCCTGCGCGATGGTCAGATCGTTTGGGCTCTTGCTAAGGTGAAGGATGGCTTCTCGCTTTTCGGTGGCGACGAAGTTGAGTCTTATCTACACTTCACTAACTTCCATCGTTATGGTTGCAGCACTGACGTTCGGTTCACGCCGACGCGTGTTGTCTGCAATAACACTCTTACGCTTTCGCTGAACACCAAGGTTGAGCGATTTGTCAAGATCAGCCATCGCCGTGAATTCAATGGCGATAACGTTAAGCTGATGCTTGGTGTTGCTGCTGAAAAGCTGGCGAAGTATAAGGAAATGGCTCAGTTCTTGGGTTCTAAGCGTTACAATAACGAGAACATCGTTGAATACTTCAAGCGTGTGTTCCCGGTTTCTGGTGGTAATGATAAGACCAAGAAGGAACTCTCTAAGAACGCTAATATGGCTCTTGGTATTATGGACACTCAGCCTGGCGCTGAATTTGCCAAGGGTTCTTGGTGGCAGGCTGCAAATGCAGTTACATTCCTTACGGACCACCTGGCTGGACGCAGCGCCGACACTCGTCTGACTTCTGCCTGGTACGGCTACCACAAGGGAGTTAAGATTAAGGCTCTTGAGACGGCAATGGAATTTGCTGGCGCGGCTTAATCCAAAACCAGCTTCCGTCTGGACGATATTGGCGCTTCATGCCTGTGTGTGAAGCGCCTTTTTTCTTTTTTGTTTCTTCTGATTGCGGACCAATTTTAACGCCCTTGTTCCATGGCGTAGCATCTATTTTATTATCTCTAATCAGTCTAGCCCTTTCCATTCCACCCTTTGAAGCGTTGATTTTATTGGAGTTGTGATTGTAACATTTTCCTCCACCATCTCCTTCTTCTATTTTTAAGTTAGCCCACTGATCAGATTCTACGACATTCCACATAAGAGAATAATATATTCCTGTTTCTTTCAGCTCAATTTTGGATTCTGTTTGGAGTAACACTTCCGTAGAAACGTTATTTCCGTGTTTTTTGAGGTGTAGTTTCCACCTTTTACCAGAACCTTTATATTCGTGTGGGTTTTGCGAGGTCTTACCTAGATATTTTAGACCAGTAATGTTATGCGTTTTAACATATAAGTAAAGCATGCTGGGATCTCCTTTGCTCTCCTAGAGTCCATGGGTTTGCCGACCGCGATGGACACACATATTTAGTTGCAGAGGCTGCGTGAGTCAGTCATTCACCAGCTGGTGGGTTGATAATTATGTCGGGTGGGGGCAATTCCGGTCCCCACCCACCGGACCTATGCCCCAGCCAACCGATCCAGCTAAGTCATTGAAATAGCTCGATTATAATTTTTGAAAATAATTTGTCTAATCGTTTCAATGACTTAGCCAACTGATCCAGCTAAGTCATTGATTTTGTTCATTTTTATTTTGCTTGACTTTTTTTAAAAAATGGGTTAAGATGTAAATATGATGAAAGAGGAAATGACGATGACCGAGTTTGAAAAAACGCTTCGCTCTATGCTCACGAAAAGGGAAAATATCTCCCTCGATGAGTATTTCGAGAAGCATCAATCTCGCGAAAAAAGTTCGGTGGATGGTGCTATCGCTGAGCTCGTTGCAATGGGTCTCAGGGCTTTCATTGATATGAGATACTGCGATAAATGAGAGGAATGGAAATATGCAAAATCGAAAAGCATCTTGGTCTTGCGTCGATGACAATTGGTTTGTGTATTTCAGCGATCTTGGCGTTGATATCGATGGGTATTATTCCACAAACGATTTTCAAGACGTGCAAGATGTAGTGGATGCATGGGTTAATTTTGGCATTCTTACGCTTTCGTATCAATCTTGGGAAAATACAAAGAAAGAAGGATAACACTCAATGGGTGTAGGTAAA